TTAAATAAATAAATTGACCTACAAAGTACAATAAACCTACATTAATCACTGTTTTAGCGATATCAGAAGTCGAGGGTGTTTGTGTAAAGTAAAAGACTGCATATAAAACCCATAGCGCGAAGACTGCCGTCAAATCAATCACAAGTCTACGTTTGAAAGGTGGGTTCATCGCTTCTCTATCTTTGACCCACGTAGCGAAAAGAATCGCCAAAATTAAGATAGTTATTAAAATCATTCTAGTTACCATTATATTTTGCTTTCTATTTTGTTATTTAATAAAGTAGCTTGCGTTACCACGTGACGAAAGAGAGTCACTGCCAATATCTCCCCCCCACCAAGTAATACTACCATCTGGGTTTATGTCAATATGGAAAATGGAATCTCTTCCAACAAGATGACCAATAAGACTTTGAACAACAGCTGGACGGAATGGTTTATCTACCCACGTTCTAGACATCGTTTGTCCTTTTTTTATATTTGCCACACTACCAAGGAATCTAACAATCACTAAATCATCGTTCTTTTTGGTAAGTTGCAATTGCAAACCAGGAGCGGTTTGAACTGTCGACATTTCAGTTGGAACATCGATTGAACCTTTAAGTGATATATTATTTGCATAAATACTATCTAAAGCACTAGTCTGAGCAGTCGGCGTAACGTTTGTTATTCCGCTTCCGCTTGTTGTAATCGTCTCAAAGCATACTTTAAGAACTCCACTTGCATTATTGATATCGGCTGAATTGGTAGTGTTACTTTGCTGTACTGTTATCGTTATAGGTTCAGTTGTGTTAGATAAATCAATCACGGCATGAATATAGTTAGTTACTGCTGGGCTTAGTTGTATTGAATGGTCTCTAAGCTCAAAGTATCTACCACCGATAACTAAAGATGTATTTACGTAAACTCTATTTAGAGCTGTATTCAAAGGGGCTGACCAATGTTTTAAACGCAAATCTTCATAATTAAGTCCTGTCAACATCATGTAAAGTTTTCCGTCTGCGTTAGCCGTTACCGGAAAATCATTGCCATTAGGACTGAAAAAAGTATATTTATTTATTGCCATTACTTACTAGCTCCTCCCTCTGTTCCCGCAACAATCCATTGCATGCTATCCCAAATTTCAACATTCTTTCCAACTGGTTCATGTGAACGAACAGCCCCCCCTGGGTCTACTGTAAAACGACAGCGTTGGCCGTTTGCTGTAAATACGGTAAAGTTTTGAGTGTATTCTGGCTTGAACGCACTGTCTGTAATCCAACCAACAATAGCACCACCTCCTGGAATCGAACCACTTGTAGGGGTGCCCCAAAAGTTACAAGTTACCACGTTAGCGGACTTGTATAGAGTGAAAAACTCTAAAGCTGTGCCTGTGATTGTAGCGTAAGTAGTCGGTGTTTGAAATTGTGCTGAACGTTTCCCCTCCACACCTTTTACTATCAATGTATTTTCAGCTATTACGTTTTTTGATGTTATTGCGTTTTCAGCTATTACGTTATTTGATGTTACGTTTTTTGATGTTACGTTTTTTGATATTACTGATTCCGTAGCCATTAAAAAATTAGATGTTGTTACACTACTAACAGTTAAATTACCACCAATTGTAGTATCTTTTAATAATGTAGAGTTTTTTACTGTCAATGTATTTGTAGTTGTATTATTTTTAGCTATTACGTTATTTGATGTTACTGATTCCGTAGCTGTGAAATATTTTGATGTTGTTACACCACTAACGGTTAAATTACCACTAATTGTAGTATTTTTTAATAACGTAGAGTTCTTTACCTCTAAGATACTTAAAACAGCTTTTCCAGAAGTATTTAAAGTATTTAAGTTAGTTGCCCCAGAAACATTTGAATTCACAACGTTAGCGGTATTTATTACTGCTTTTTGAATTGTAGCTATATCAAATATTCTGTTTTGAGCTATTTTTTCCGTACTAATAATAGAACCGCTATTTGTAACAATTTTTTCGATACATCGCTTATAAATGCCTGATGAATTATTAATATCAATCGTATTGGAGTTATCCGTTGTTTCTGATGTGAATTTAACAGGGTCTAACGGCGTGCTTAAATCAATCGCGGCATGAATAAAATTAGTTGCTGCCGGCAATAGTTGTACAAGTTCATTTTCAGCTTGGAAAAACCTACCAGCGACCACAAAACTCGTTTTGACAAATGTTTTAGTTAGCCCGGCTTGTGTAGGAGTTGACCAATCAACACGGCTAAAAGTTGTATAATCTAAATTACCAAGAGCCATGTAAAGTTTTGCGTCAGCGTTAGCAGTTACTGGAAAATCGTTACCATTTGGACTAAAAAACGTATATTTTTTTATCGTCATTTTATATATCTTCCTTTTCTACAATTTGAGCAGTTTCAAATACTGGGAAATCTGTAATTGATAGCTCTATTAATTTAAATTTCTTGCCACTAATATTATATCCACCAACAGACACCTTTTGACCAATTTGATATTCTAAATCAGTATAAATATATGCTGTATTTGAATCGCAATAAGTAACAATTGCTGGAAGGTTTTCTTTGTGTTCTAGTTTTAAAGGCACATCAGAGAAAGGTTGAACTCTCCAATAATCGCCTAATTTTACTGTATATTTCATTTATCCTCTATTCCCCTCCATAAAGGTAAGCCTATCAATTCCAGAACTTGTAAAGCGCCTATCAGCGATATGACCATTATATTCTGTACCTTTGTACCACACTTTAACTAAGTCATTAACCTGTAAAGGGTATAAAGGATTGTTATTAAAGTAAATTTTTGACAATATGCTATCTTGCGCAATCTCTGATTTTATTTGAGAGTCAGTAGGGACTTCATCATAAAACAATGTCTTAATAATTCTTTGCTCTGGTAAGTCTAATCCATTGCCTATGTAATTAGATATCTTAACTAAATTACCTGAATTATTTATTGTATAGTCAATACTATTGGTTGGGTAGTGATCAGTATTAGGTACTTTTATAAATGCCTTGGCATAGTTATAATTTGAGCGCTCCGCAACTACCACTTTCTCAATAGCTGGATCGCTATTATCATCAATCATTGTTATTTTTTGTTGCCTTTTCCACTCGTCTGTCAATAACCCCTGCTGAAGTCCTGGTCTCTTTGTTCCCCGTAAATTATAACTAAAAGTAATTGGCTCTAATTGAAGTCTCGAAAATAAATCTTTTGCAAGTTTTTTAATTTCAACGGTGTCAGCTTTCATATTGAATTTTAGAGTTATGTTCGTTTCGTCCCAGTTAGCCATTTGTTCCCAGTGCATTAGTTGTTTCCTGCTAGTGCCTGCAATTATAGACCAAGCCTGCTGTGCTGTACCTATGATTTGTTTTGTCGGAAAAGAGCTACCCTCTATCATATACCAAAAATAATTTTGTAAAGTTGCTTTATTCATCTCGTCAATAGTTGTGATAATATACCAAATAGAAAGTTTATTACTAATCTTAGTATTTGGAGAAATTGCAAGAGAATTATCCTCTATAGTAAGTAATTCTACTATATCCCCCACTTCCGCATTAGTTGTAAGTGTTGCCTTAGATGTGTATTCAAAACCTGTCTGGAAGCACTCAAAATCAATTAAAACTCCCCTTGCCTTAGGTATATCGTAACCACTAGGAACAACAATGCCAGAAGATACTTGCTCTTTTTTTTGCTCCATTATATTAGGGTTAAAATTATCATATAAATTATATTCTGCCAACATATTAAATAAAATCAACTTTCTTTTTGATTGACATTTCAATATCTTTTACATTAATAAGCGCCATTGTACCTTTTTCAAAAACTCTAGTTCTAAATCTTCCAAAATCTAAAGCCGGAAACTGATTAATTACATTGCTGCCAATTACTGCATTATAATATTCATCATTAATATCTGTATTAAATTGTATTGTTTGAGGTATTGATGACATTTTCAAAACTATAGCTGTATATTCATTGAAATTTTCGTCTAGAAACGATAATCCAAAATTCATGCTCGAATTAACTAAAGGTGTCATAGTTGCTGTAAAACTGAAAATACCAGCGTCTATATTCCAACGGCTAAAACGATTAATGTCATCTTCTCCAAAATAGGTGTAAGACGGAACGGGGGTGTTTGTATAAGTATAGCCATTAATTGTTTGGTCAGCTCCGTTTATACTTCTCTTTTGACCATAAATTTTGCTGGTATTTTGAAGAAATTCTCCATTTTCTACTGTAGTAAAAGTCAACTTCTCAAATGTATACCATTTTGTAATTGGCTCAAATGTTATAGTTTCGCTAAAAGTTCCATTTTTACCGTAACCCTCTGTTTTTGTTTGTTCACTCAAAGCAATATCAGCATATACTGTGAAACTATCTGTAGTATATTCCAAAGTGACAAAGTTGACTGACATCACGGTCTGAATAAAGTTAGATAACAAATCATAATTTTCTTTTAGAGATTCCCCAAAAGTTTCAACTCCAAATGTAATGTTTGGCTGAACTATGTTACTGTTTCCCTTTACACCTATACCATTAGCTGACCATATATTGTTAGTAATCGTTACACCAAGATTTTTAGGGGCGTAAAATCGAAGTTTTCCATTAGTAACATCAAAAGTTATATTGCCTTCTCCGTCTAAATTTGTATGTATTTTATACTGTCTTACTGACATTACGCCCTCCCTTGGTCAAATTCTCGTCTGATTGCTCGCGCTAGTGTTGTTACCTCTTGATTACCAGCATTAATCGTGAATGTGTTATAAACTCTATTATCGTTGCTTGCGCTATTTTTCGTCATTCCAGTTGTTTCTGACCCTCTCAAGTTGAAATCTGAAATTGATTGTACAGTTGAACCTTTAAATAGTCCGCCGGCAGTCTTAGAAACTCCATTAATTGCTCTACTAATTGTATCTAAAGTTCCTGAAATACCACCTAGAATACCGTCAATTAAATTCTTAACCCCTCCAAATGCGCCAGCAAAGAAGTCATAAACACCACTAAATACACTTGTAATTGAATCCCATGCTCCTTTAGCAATATCTCCTAAAGCTCCAAGTGCATTACTTACTGCTTCCTTAGCTGAATCGAATACACCGCCAAACCATGAACCAACTGAACTAAATACGCCTGTTATTGCGTTCCAAGCGTTACTAGCAAAACCGCCTAAAGCACTAAATGCACTTGATACAACACTTTTAACTGTATTGAATATTCCACTAAAGAATCCAGTTACAGCACCCCAAACTCCTTTAATAGTATTCCATACTGAACTAGCTACATTTGAAATACCTTGAAAAACTTGCCCCGCGAAAGAACCAATAGCTTGGAAAATAGGAGTAAAGAAGTTTTTGATAGCCGTCCATATTCCATTGATGAAGTTACCCATGACTTGCATAGCACTTTGAATTCCAGATATAACTACTTTAATAAAACCTAAAATAGCATTCCATACGGTTTGTACAACTCCAATTAAACCATTCCATAAATCCACAATGCCTTGGACAAGTCCACGAATACCAGCTAGAATTAATTTAATAACCAAATCAATGATTGAAAAAATTAAATTCCATAAACTTTGATAAAATTGAATTAATGGTCTAAAAAAGTTCATGATAGATGTAACTACTGTACCCAAGAAAGTTTCAATAGCAGTCCAAACGGTTGTGGCTACATTTGATATGTTAGTCCAAAGAGTTGTAAAAAACTCTGTTACACCAGCCCATGCTGTTTGAATTTCAGTAACAACAGTTGTCCATAAGGTAGTAAAGAATGTTGTTATTCCGTTCCAAATATTTTGAATACCTTGCACAATTCCGGTAAACCAATCAACTAAGCCTTGCCAAATAGATTTTGCTCCGTCAACTGCTCCGTTCCATATATCAGAGAACCATTGACCCATACCGCTAAAGAATGAAACTATACCGTCCCATGCACTCTTTAAGAAGTCTACAAAACTAGCCCAAGCCTTTTTACCTGTTTCGGTTTGAGCGAAGAAATAAACTAAACCAGCAACAATGGCAGCGATAGCTATACCAAGAGCCACAAATGGATTTATAGCCATTATAGCATTGAAAGCACCTTGTATAATTGTACCAGCTTCAACAATCTTATTATATATCTCGAAAGCCTTAACGATTCCGCTTATAACTTTCAAAGCAACGAATGCACTAGCAAGAACTACTAAAGTTCCTTTTAAGACTGACATAGCAGTTTTACTTTCACTAATTTTTTTCAGAAAATCAGCTATTTTTTTCGTAACTTCTGAAAATTTACCAGCAAATATAGCTATGCTCTTTGCTACGTTGTCTATACTTGTTGCACTTTTTGTTGTTTCTTTATTTATTCCAAGAAATGAATTTATGACGTTCCCTATAATAGAAACTATGGAATCAAATGCGCTTTTCATGTTATCCCAAGCCTCTAAAAACGCTAAAGTGGCTGCATTTTCTTGAAGTTTTTGAAACAAGTCTTGAAAATACTTAATAACATTTGTTATAGTTTTACCAGCACTTTCGCCCCAACCGCTCATTTTATCAATTAAACCACTAATAATAGGAGTTAAAGCGTCAAGTGTAGGAAGTAATGCTAGTGATAATGTTTCATTGAAACTATCCCAAGCGTCACCAATAGTGGTTACTCCTCCACCACCTGCTTTACCAAGTTTCTGCATAGCCTTATCCAGCATTTCAACTGATATAGCACCCTTTTCACTAGCGCCAGCAAACGAACCATACTGTTTTAACGCTGGGTTCATTTCCATAACAGTCGATTTAAGCGCTGAACCAAGAGCTGTGT